ACTGCCTCGGGCGGAGGTACGATCGCTCACTCAAGTGGAGATGGCGGTCTTGCCCTCTTCACTACGTTGACAGCGGTGAACTCGTTCGAGTCGATCCAGTTACCTGTCGGTGACTTCACTTTACCTCCTACCAGATCGGCCCCGCCGGGAACGAGCGCGAGCCAGAAGAAGCTCTTCTACCTCGCTCGTCTCCAGCTCAACACGAACGTTACGACCGAGTCGTTCATCGCAGGCCTTGCCATCATCACTGCGACGCCCTATACGACTGGTGTAGCGTCAATCACCGATGGTCTGTTCTTCTACAAACCTCCCGGCGGAACAGTTTTGGAGGTGATCAACATTGCCTCCACCGGTAACGATCCTGCGGGAGTCGGGTTCACGAACACTTTCGTCGTGCCCACGGCAGCCTATTCCCTCGTCGCTGGAACCTCGATCGATCTGGCCTACTACATCGACAAGTATCAGAACATTCGGATCTATGTAGGTAGCCAGTTAGTTGGATGGATTCCGCAAAGTGGAACCGGGGCGGTGAATGCTGCAGGAGTACCAGTCCTCCCTGTCCTCGGTCCTGTCGCGGCGAACTACAACTACCTCGCCCAGGGAGTAACCCCGACCGGCGCGACTAATGTCAACCCCGTTCGCTTTACCACAGCCGTACTCTCTCCGACTCTTGCGGTAAGCAATGGCACAACCGCTGGTATCGTCACAATGACCAGCGATTTCCACATGGCGCAGAAAGAGCGTTAGGAGAGGGAAAGTGATCAAGATCAGCCAGCGAGCAGCAGGACAGCGGAATGTTACCTTCAATATCTGGGGGACTATAAGTCTTTCAGATGCCCCTATCGAGGTGGACCTTGGAGTCAAGGGATTGAAGCTGTCCTCGCTCGTCTGGCTGATTGAGGAGAAGATGGGACTCCACATCTGCCAGAAGTCGGGCGAGATGTGGATTCCTATGGAGTCGAGGAACTCTGTTCGCTTCGACCATGGATTACCTGTTGAAGATGATGTGCTTTATCTCCATCCCTTTTCCAACAACGATCTAGGAGGACGCCTAACCCGGTCCTTCTTCCTCGTCATGGACTTCGACAAATGACAACACCTTCACTGAACACTCCATATTCGGTAATCTGCGATGCCTATACGAACGCAGGATATCTTGAAGCCGGGCAGGATGTAGGTAGTGAACAGCTTGCCTTCGGCATGCGGAGGCTGAACAATCTCTTAAACCTACGACAAGCAGAGGGCTTGCGCTTATGGCTCCAGGCCGATGTGAGTGTGGGCTTCGAGCCAACCTCGATCACTCCGCTCGTGCAAGGACAGAACCTTTATACCTTCGGCTCGACGGGTAACGTCGTGATGACTCGGCCGACTAGGATCATCGAAGGATATTATCGAGACCCGAACTATATCGACCGTCCTCTCCTTCAAATCTCTCGTAACGAGTGGAATACTTTGTCCCTGAAGGCTGCGAACATTACGGCACAAGAGGGAACGATCAACCAGTTCTTCATCGACAAGCAGATTGCTACGATGAACATGTACATCTGGCTCGCCCCTGACTCCGTCGCCGCGCAGGGCTCTGTCCATGTTATCGTCCAGCAACAGCAGCCGAACGTAGTCGGGCTAACCGACACCATGCAGTTCGGCCCTGAGTGGTTCCTCTATCTCGGCTGGCATCTCGCGTGGGAGTTATCGCAGGGACAACCTTTGGCCGTTCAGAGCAAGTGTCAAGTCCATGCCCTGATGTATAAGGAAATCATCGATGGCTGGGATGTTGAAGATGCCTCAACGCTCTTCCAGCCTGACACTCGTCAACAGTACGTCGGGAACCGCTTCCGATGAGCACGCCGGCCGAGCAAGTTCCGCAAGCCCAAACGACACAGGCGCCGAAGCGGTGGCCTCTGGTTGCCAGCCTTCAGACCCGCGACGCGAGCGTGCCCATCAAATGGGGCGCGAGGATGGTGAATGCCTTTGGCGAAGCCGATCCGGAGGACAAAAGCTACTGGGCTTACAAACGACCTGGGATGAATCCTAATCCTGCCGGAAGCGCTGCTACGGCTAGTATTGGCTTAGGTAGTTATTGCTATATCGCTGCTTCAGGTGCTTTTCAGTTACTCTCTGTATTCGGTACAACGCTTTATTCTACCACTCTTAATTCTTTAACTACCGGGTTTCAAACAGTTGCTGTAGCAACAGTAGATGGAACAGCTCCTTATTTTTTTGAGACCATAAACAGTTCTCAACAAACGATAGTACTAGGCAATGGTATTAAAGCCTACATACTCAGTGTCTTTACTAACACTTTTGTCCAGATAACCGACGCGAACTTTCCTATAAACTTCGTGCCAGGCTGGGTGTACCTCGACGGGTTCCTTTACATCATGGACACACAGGGAAAGATCTGGGGTACAGCTGGACAGAATAACGCGGCAGTATGGAGCGGAACGAATCTAATCCTCGCGAGCTCGAATGCCGACGCCGGAGTTTGCTTACTCAAGCAGTTGAATTATGTGGTCGCGCTGAAGCAATGGACTTCGCAAGTATTCTACGACGCAGGGAATGCGACCGGATCGCCCTTAGGCGTAGTCCCGGATTCCCAGCTCCCTCTCGGCTGCTTTATTGGTTCGAGCGGTCAGATCATAGACAACACTCTTTTGTGGCTCACGACTAATCAAACTGTAGCGCCACAGGTAGTACAGATGGATAATCTTACTCCACACATAGTGTCGACTCCATCAGTCGAAAGACTTTTGAGTCACGCTACATTTTCAGCTGGTAATTCTATAAACGAATTAGTAAATCCAGGTATTATCACTTGGGTTCTTAAACTCGGCGGGCACCGATTCTATGGTCTAACCATAGTAGTCTTGAACATTACTCTCGTCTATGATATAGATCAAAAGCTTTGGTACCTCTGGACAGATGTAAATGGAAATTACTGGCCGATAGCAGATATAACTTATATCCCTCCTTATCAGTTAAACACTCCTCCCTTTACACATCCTTATAATCCAGGATTGCATATAGCTCAACACCTGTCAAATGGTAATCTTTATCCTTTGGATAGTGCAGATACCTATCCAACCGACTACGGGAACATAGTCCCTGTAGATATCTACACTTCGAATATCGACTTCGGTATTATCCGGAGGAAAATGCTGCGTACTCTGTACTTCGATGGGGATAAAACCTCGGGAAGCATCATCAAAGTTCGCTTCAGCGACAACGACTATCAGACATGGTCGAACTTCCGAGACGTGGATCTGAGCCTTAAAAAGCCTCGAATCGGTCCTTGCGGGACGTTCGATCATCGTAGGGCGTATCATATCCGTCATCAGCGAGCGACCTCGTTCCGCCTGCGCGATATGGATATGCAGATGGATATTGGAACACTGTGAGCGAGACACTCAAACCTCCTCCTCCGAGAAGCTCGCCCTATACTGGCGACAGTGGGCCGAGCGTGTTCAGCCGTGTCTGGAGCGGGTGGTTCAGGAACATTTTCAACGCCCTCTCTGGCGGCGTACCGAGTGCGACTGTGACGCTTGCGAAGCTTACAACCGGAGGGACGAACGGATCGATGACTGTTGTGAATGGAATCATTACAAACTATGTGGCACCGACATGAGCAAGAAACACTTTTTCATCTATTCCCTACCACGTAGCGGTAGTGCATGGCTCTCCATGTTCCTCTCCCAGCCTGGTTCGTACTGCATCCACGAGCCGCTTGCGAATGAAGAGGATGTGATGGAACAGCTCGCACAACGCCCAGAGGAGGTGAGTGGGGCGATCGATACGAGCGCGTATCCCGAACCCCTTGTCCTACCTCCTGAAGTTCAAACCTTTATTCTCTGGCGAGACTGGCAAGATGTCGAGCAGTCCAGCCTTCGAATGGGCTTCGAGGTCGATGTGAGAACGGAACAGAGGATTCTCACAGAGAACCTCAAGATGACGAAGGAGAACACGATCCGGTACAAGGATCTGAGGAACTTGAACTACCTCGAGGTCTTGTGGAAGGAAATCGTGGGAACTCCTTTCGATCGCGAACGAGCGGAGTACCTCACCGAGATGCGGATCGAACGAAGCGTCGAGTCTATAGTGAAGAGACTGAGGAAATGGCGCAGCAATATTTGAAAATGATCGAGCATAAGTTCGATGTCTCGCGATTGCGTGAAGAGCTCGTTACGCATTCAGAAGTGTGGAACGAAATACCTCTTCGTACAAGGATGTACAAGAACTCTCCTCACAGGGAGATTGACGATATCTGGGTGAGATATAATCCTCTTGAGAATTTCAAAGGAGACTGGACTGACTTCAATGGTGATCATCCTGCAAAGTGGTACGAGGTATCTCGCAAGCTCGTGAGTGCATCTATCCTCGCTCTTGACCTTGCTGTACTACAAGGTTGTAGAGGCACAGATATTGGAGCTGTCCTCATCACTCGCGTGCCTGCTGGCAAACAGGTCTATCCGCACATTGATGGAGGATGGCAGGCGGAAAACCACGACAAGTATATTATTCAGATCGCTAGTTCACCTGGTCAAAGCTTTAATTTCAAAGATGAGTCTATTGACGCTCGCCCTGGCGAGTGCTATTGGTTCGACAACAGTGCTCCGCACTGGGTCTTAAACCCGACGAGTGAGGAACGTATCTCCCTCATTGTCTGTCTAAGGAGAGAGAAATGCCTTTAGGTTGGGTCGCAGCAGCAGGGCTGGTAGTGAGCGCAGGCGTTGGAGCCTACGATGCTTACCAGCAAACAGGAATCCAAGACACAGCAGAGGGAATGGCTCAGACGCAGTTCGGGGAGCAACAGCAATATGCTGGCATGCTGAATAACCTTGTCAATAATCCCTCGAGCATAACAAGCACGCCAGGATATCAGTTCAATCTCGACCAGGGCGCGGATGCGGTGTCGAGGGAAATGGGAGCCGCAGGGCTAGGAGGTAGTGGGAATGAGGGAATTGCCCTTACCCAGTACGGGCAGAACTACGCTACGAGTGCACTTACTCAACAGGAGACTATGCTCGCCCAGCTATCCGGACTCCAGACTACGAGCTCGAACTCAAACTTATTGAATACAAGCTCGAACGCTGGCCAGCAATCATTCAACCAGACCGGTCAGCTCCTCGCATCGTTGGGCTACATGAATGGTGGCTA